ATTAGATATGATAATCGCCTCACTTTTTATTTATTATAACATTTTTCTTGACTTTTGTCAAGTTTTATGTTAAAATAATAAAGGGAAATATTAAAATTATTAAAGGTGGTGAAAAATATGATATTAAAGATTGATGAAGCAATGACACAACTAAAAAAATTAGTTGGTGATGACACATCAGAAGACACAATATCCTTTATTGAAAACATATCAGACACCCTAACAAGTCTTGAAAGCAAGGTAAATAATAATTCTGATATGGTACCCAAATCTGAACTTGACAGGGTTAATGAGGAATGGGCAAGAAAGTACAGAGATAGATTTTTTGAAGGTACTACCCCACCGCCCGAATCACAACCTAACGAAAACGAAAACAATAACGAAAACAATAACGAACCTTTAACATTTGAAAATTTATTTAAGGAGGAATAATTTATGGCAAGAAGAATTGCTATTTCTACACTTAATGCAAGTACAATAGATATTCTTAATACCATTCGACAGAACGCAAGTTATCAGTATCAGTCATTAGTTCCTGAGGTTGAAAAATCTACTGATATACCGAGAGTTGGCGAAGTATTGTATGGGTATCCCGCACTTGCAAATGAATTTATAAACGCACTTGTTACAAGAATTGCAAGTGTAAGAATTAAATCGGCAACATTTAATAACGCTTATGCTGAATTGAAAAAAGGCTACCTTGAATTTGGTGAAACGGTTGAAGAAGCATTTGTACAGATAGCAAAGGCAAGAGAATTTTCAGCGGAAAAGGCGGAAAGCAGAGAACTGAAAAGAACTTTGCCTGATGTTAAAACCGCTTTTCACGCTATGAATTGGCGTGTACAGTACCCTATAACAATACAGGACGAAGATTTGAGAACTGCGTTCCTTGATATGAACGGTGTTCAAGACCTTATTGCTAAAATTGTTGATAGCGTTACAACGGCTAACGAATATGACGAATACCTTTTGTTTAAATACCTTATGATAAAAGCAATTACAAAAGGTAAAATGTTCCCTGTTTCTGTTGACACTACGGATATTAAAAACGCAGGTATTAAATTCAGAGGAACATCTAACAATCTTATCTTTATGAACACTAAATATAATGAAAGCGGTGTTCATACCACTACCGCTAAAGATGACCAGTATATCTTTATGGATAGTGATTTCAATGCACAGTATGATATCGGTGTACTTGCTTCTGCTTTCAATATGGATAAAGCAGATTTTATGGGTAAACTCAAACTCATTGACGATTGGACGAGTTTTGACAACGATAGATTTGATGTTATCCGTGCTAATTCCGATATGATTGAAGAGGTTACACAAGAAGAATTATCCCTTATGAGTGATGTTATTGCCGTGTTGGTTGATAAAGAATGGTTTCAAGTTTACGACAATATGTACAAAATGACAGAAAAATATGTCGCAAGCGGTATGTATTGGAACTATTTTCTTAACATTTGGAAAACTGTATCAAGTTCGCCGTTTTCTAATGCGGTTGTGTTTGTTAAGAGTACGGTAAATATGACAAGCCCCGATGCGTTAATATTGAAAGTGCTTGACAAAAATGTTGATGACCAAAATAATTACACATTTTCTTTCAGTGTAACACCACAGAAACATGATGAAACAACTGGCGAATTTATACCTCTTAACTCAACACTATCACCCACACAATATAAATTTATTCAGACAGAGGCGGCTACTCAAAATGGTGTTGCTATACACCCTTATGGTGCTATTATGTTTAATTCTGGTACTATAAGTTCTTATGATAATGTGTTACTTACAGTTGAAATAAATAATGTTGAATATCGTGCTGAAGAATCGTTAAATCCTGATTGGACTGTACAAACACATATACTATTTATACCACAATCTTAAATTTATGTATAACTACACCCTATTATAATAAGTAGGGTGTAGTTAAGAGGTGATTATAATGTATATAGAACCAAATACAAGTATAAAAATTTTAAGCAATGTTCCTCTTGATAACACCTACGACCACACTATTTATTTTGCTGACCGTAACGCACAAACAAATTACTTTACAAGTAAGGCAAAGTATCACATTGACCGTTCGACTTATCAAAGAGTTAATAAAGGTAGTTTGAAAGTAGGGTTGCCAGCAGATAATTTGTATGATTGTAATTATTTGATGTTTCTCAATGCAGGGTTTGGCAGTAAATGGTTTTATGCTTTTATTACATCTGTTGAATATATAAACGATGACACTACTTTGATAACATATCAAATAGACGATATGCAAACTTGGTTTTTTGACTTTGAGTTAGAGCAATGTTTTGTTGAAAGAGAACATAGTGTAACAGACAGAATTGGGGAAAATACTGTACCTGAAAATTTAGAGTTGGGTGGGTATATAACAACTGCAACAAAACAAATAACAGGCTCTGCTAACTACGGTATTTTATTACTTGCAACTGAAAATGTTGAGGCAGGTGAGGACTACCCTGCAACAGACCTTAACCCACCTATGAGAATTGGGGGTTATCCTTTAAATTGTTATTGGAAATATTGGAGTGTACTTTTACCGACACTTGCTAATCAAGTGTTAAGTGAAATAATATCTATCTGTAATATTTATTCAAAAGCGGGAAAATCTGATAGTATTGTTTCAATAGTAACAACACCCTTTATATCAATAACAGGAACACCGACAGCAAACGCAACTATAGATGAACACGAATGTGCTACAAGAACATTACCTATAATAGTAAAAAACAATAAATTATACACATACCCTTTTTGTTGTTTGAGTGTTAATTGTGGTAGTCAAGCACAAGAATTAAAGTACGAACTTTTTTCACAAACACCTAAATTAAAAAGAATTGTTTGTATTAGTTCATCTTCACCGTGTGAAACTGTTTTGCCATTACATTATGAGGGTATGTCAACAGATTATTCAAGAGCAATCACTCTTAAAGGTTTTCCGATTTTGGCGTGGCGAAATAACTATTTTCAAAATTGGTTAGCACAAAACCGTAGTGTTATTAACGCAACATATATTAACGCAGGTATTCAAGCAAGTTTAGGTTTAGGTGGGGTTATTGCAGGTGCAAGTAGTGGTAATGTAGGTTTAGCAGGTGCAGGTGTTGGTGCGGTCGCAAACAGTGTTGGTAAAGTAGTAAACACAATGGGTGAGATTGAAAAACACAAGGTAATGCCTGACACAATGGGTGGTGCTATTGATAGTGTTGACAATTTATTTGCAAGTGCTGAATTAGGCATTAGAACCTATTGTAGAACAATAAGACCTGAATATTTTAGAATTATCGACGATTATTTTACACGCTTTGGTTACAAAACAAACCGCAACAAAATACCAAATATAAACTCAAGACCACATTGGAACTATGTTAAAACTATTGCGTGTACAATTAAGGGTAGCCTACCAGCCGACAGTATGAGACACATCTGCTCTCTTTTCGACAATGGTATAACATTTTGGAAAAACGGAAACGAAATAGGAAACTATACACTTGATAATCGACCGAGTTAAGGGGTGATAATAATGAGAAATAAAAAACCTCAATTTAATTTTCGTAATAGTTTTTGGGATAACAACCTAATAAATAGAATAAACTATTACGATTACTTTCAAAGACTTTTAGAAATGTCAATGTCTGTTTTTGAATGGGACGGGTTACCGAGTTCTATTGATGTTAGATACCTTGAAATGTCGTTATTTTATGACGGTAAAGTTGTTTTCTTCTTTGATGAAGAATTAGGGTTATATCAATGTATGCGTACAATGATAGGTGGAACATTAAGCAATTATAACATACCGAATATGCGTGAGGCTTATGCACCTAATGGTTACAGAAGAAAATTAGATGAAAAAAATTCCGTTCTAATTTTTAACAATTTCACGCACACACCGTCAACTGCTTGGTGTTTAGATTATGCAAGAAGACTAACAAACATTGACCGAACAATAGATGTTAATGTCAATGCACAAAAAACACCATTACTTATTCTTTGTGATGAAAAGCAAAAAATGACAATGAAACAACTATATGCAAAATATGAGGGAAACGAACCTGTTATTTATGGTTATGATAAACTCAACACGGACGGTATAAAATCACTTAATACCTCTGCGCCTTATTTATGCGACAGGTTATTTGCATTAAAAACGGATATTTGGAATGAGGCTTTAACCTATATAGGTGTACCAAATGAAAGCGAAAACAAAAAGGAAAGACTTATTGTTGACGAGGTTAAGCGTTCACAGGGTGGTGTGTTAGCAAGCGGTTATTGTAAATTAGAGGCAAGACGGCAGGCTTGTAAACAAATCAATGAAATGTTTGGTTTAGAGATTAGTTGTAACTATCGTGCAG